CCTCGGTGAGGGCCGGTTCGATGATGGCGGTGGCGAGCATGGCGATTTCGACGGCGGCCGGGTCCTTGAGTTTCTTGAGGGCGATGACTTCGCCGCGCGACAGGGACCGGACCCGGATGCCGTCGACGACACCTTCGGGGAGGCAGCGGACGAGGAGCTCCTCGGGTGTCACGACTGGGTGGCCACCGTGACGTCGCCGGTGACCTGCAGGTCGCATTTGAACTTGATGACGTCGCCGACGGGGATCGACTCGGTGTATTTCTTGACGATGGCGTTGAACGTCGACGTCGGGTCGCCGGTGCCGACGCCTTCCTCGTCGAGGATGACGGCCACCGAAAGGCCGAGGTTGCCTTCGAGGACGGCTTTCGGGCCGGTGGTGGCCGTCGAGTCGTAGATGCCGTCCAGCGACAGGGTGGCGTCCTTGAGGGTGCCCATGTATTTGTGGGAGCCGTTCCCGTAGGTGGTGACGTCGGAGACGTCGGAGTCGCGGTCCCATTCGGCGTTGGTGATGAACGCCGAGAGGTCTTTGGTGGCGACGGTGATCCCGGCGGTGTGCCCGACCTTGAAAGCCATGCTCTCCTCCTATGCGATCACGTCGAGCTGGAGCTTCGCCGCGAGGAACGGGGTGTTGTTGAACCGGATGACGTCCGGGGCGGCGTCGACGACGTTGGCGACTTGGACGGTCGGTGTGTCGTCGACGGGGAGCCGGCCGTCGAGCGCCGCTTTGATCTCGCCGACGGCGCCGGCCGACAGGTAGGTCGACAGTTCGTCGCGGGCCCCTTTGGTGTAGAGGAGGCCGACGACGATCCAGATCGGGAACGTGGCCCTGTCCGCGCCCCGCTGGTAGGTGAGGTCGTAGGTGATCCGCTCGGGGTAGCCGACGATCGCCGCCGGCGGCGCCACGGTCTCGGGCGTGTAGGCGAACACGCGAAGGCCGGTGATCGTCTCGAGGTTGGCGGCGATGGCGTCCATGATGGCGGCGAGGTCCATGCCGCTCATCCGGCCACCCACAGACGGCGCCGGGCGGACAGGAGCGGGCCGAGGTCGGGGTCGAGGCGCGACAGAAGCCGCAGTTCGTTGCCGAGCTCGGGGGAGCCGGCCACGCCCGACCACGAGTCGCGCCGGCCGCAGAGCCGGTTGGCCTGCAGGAGGCAGGCTTGGGCGACGTCGTCGGGGATGGCCGTCCAGCCCCATTTGGCGGTGATCTGCACGCCGGACACCGACCAGGGGAAGAGCCCGCCCTGGGCGAGGACGAGCCGCAGGTACGGTTCGCCGTCCGCCGGGGCGTTGAGGGGCCACAGGCGGTAGTCGGTGCCGAGGGTGAGGGTCTGTTCGTAGATGCCGTCGCCGTCGTTGTCGGTTTTGACGACGAGGTTGTCGGTGACGCCCAGGTCGTCGATCTCGAGGGTGGCGAGGTTCCCGGCCCAGTTGGCCGGGGTGTTGAGTACGTAGCCGGTGCGGTAGTCGGGGGTCGGCAGGTCGAGGTAGGTGCCGACCCAGCTGTAGAGGCGGGCCACCGCGGCCGGCTCCTGGCCGAAGTGGCGGCCGCAGTGGCCGTCGATCGCCCGCGACGCGGCGGTGATCGCCAGCTGCATGACGACGTCGTCGACGGTGTCGTCGTCGGCGCGGACGCGGCGGTAGTCCCGCAGCGCGTCGAGCGTCGTGTAGTCGGTGATCAGGGCCACGCCGGCGGATCAGGCGCGCTCGATGAGTCCGTCGTCGAGGAGCCAGCCGATCGACTGTTCGGGAAGATCGTCGACGACGTCGCCTTCGATGGGGCGGCGGGGATCGCCTCCGGGGCCGCCGGACGGGTACGACAGGTAGGGCGCGACGATGCGGTACTGGTCCGCCGGCGGCCCGGCCGACGGTTCCGGGGTCTCAGCGGGCTCATCCGCCGCCGGCTGAGCCTCATCAGTACCGTCGGCCGGGGCCTGTACGGCATCCGGGTCGTCCGGGGTCTCCGGTGACGCATCCGGAGTCGCCGCCGGATCCGCCGGCGGGTTCTCGCCTTCGGTGGGCTGGCCGTCGGGAGTGGTGTCGTTCGTGTCGGTCATGCGCGCTCCTTAGCTGAGGTTCCCGCGGGCGCCGATGAGGGTGGCGGAGAACGCGGTCGAGGTTCCGGACACGTAGGTGCCGACGGCGCGGACGTAGCGCTTCGAGCCGGTGTAGCTGGTGCGCTGCTGGGTGGCGGCCACGAGGTTGACGAGCGCGGTGGTGACTTTCGACGTGGGGGCGTAGGTGACACCGTCGGCGCTGTCCTCGACGGATGGGGTGAACAGGCCGGCGCTGACGATGGCGCCGACGGTGAAGACGACGAGGATGGAGGCGTAACCGCCGGACGCCCGGTCGAGGGCGGTGCCGTCGACGGGTGAGTCGCCGGTGGCGTACACCTTCGGGGCGATCGACTGGACGACGTCCAGCTGGTTCTCAAGGTCCTTGCACAGCACGTGGTTCTCCTTCCGATCGGGTGTGGTCCCCGGCCCGGGGCGTCTCGTGGGGCCGCCCTCCGGGATGAGCCCAGAGGCGCCCGGGCCGGGAAAGGGCGCTACGAGTGCTGGATGAGGGCCTTGTACGGGGCCTGGGTCGTGACGGTGGCCGGGAAGCGGGGCTGGCCGTCGGCCCGGGCGAAGGCGAGGAACCCGACCTGGCCGGAGCCGGCGTAGAGCTCGTTGAGGCGGACCAGGGTGACGTCCTTGACGTCGCGGATCAGGTAGCCCTGCTCGATGTCGCCGAAGATGACGGTCTTCTTCGATGCGGCGACGGTGGCCTGCATGTCGTTGTTGGGGACGACGGGGTAGCCCAGGAGCCGGTCGGGCTGGCCGTTCTGCAGCGACGGCTCCCACAGGAACCCGCCGGTGAAGTTGGTGCCGTCCGCTGACCACCGCAGCTTGCGGATCGCCGAGGTGATCCCGTCGGCCATCATGAACATGCCGTTGGGCCGGTAGGCCGGGTCGACCGAGTAGACCAGGCTCATCAGGTCCTCGAAGGCGATGGTCGTGTCGTCGGCCGCTGTCACGGTCGGGGCGTTGGTCGTGATGCCCTCGGGTTCGGTGCCGCCGGCGCCGTTGGTGAAGCCGGTGTTCTGGATGCGGCCGAGGCGGATTCCGAGGAGCCGGGCGAGGAGCGTGTCGAGGTCGATGGCCGAGTCCTGCATCAGGGACCACGACACCTTGACGATCTTGCTCGAGTAGAGGAACGCCTTGAAGAGGCGGGCGCCGACGGTGACGTCCTGGGTGTTGAAGGCGGTGTTCTCGTCGATGATCTCGCCGACGTTGCCGGTGTCGTCGACGTTGGGGTAGAGCAGGTCACCGCCGGAGGAGCTGGTGATGGAGCCGGCGGCCTGGCGCATCCCGCCGTACCACTTCATGACTTCGTAGATCTGGTTGGCGAACTGTTCGGGGACGAGGTAGCCGCCGGCGGAGCCGGTGCCGACGCTCATGGCTCGCTTCTCGAGGATGCGCCGGTCGTCGGTTGAGATCTGCTCGCCGAGGACGTACTTGCGGAACGCCTTGCGGTAGGCCCGTTCGTCGTCGATGCCCGGCGCCTTCTTCGGGTCGGGAATGTCAGGGGTCGGCTGCGGGTCGGCGAGGCGCTTCTCGAGCTCCTCGGCGCGGGTACGGGCGTCGAGGTCCTTGGTGAGCCGGTCGAGCTCGGCCTCGAGGCGGTCGTACTTCTGGTGCTCTTCGGCGCTCATGCCGGTGTCCTCGGAGCTTTCGAGGATGCCGCGCATCTCCGACCAGGTCGTGGCCCGGCTTTCGCGGAGCTCCTTCAGCTTTGCGGCCATCAAGCGTTCCTCTCTATGCGTGTCGGGCCGTCGGGCGGCCGGAGCTTTTCGAATCGGGCCTTGGCGTCGTCGTGGCGGCGCCGGGCGAGCGGATTGGAACGCCGGAGGGCTTCGACCCGCGACCGGACCGTGGCGTCGGTCTCCTCGTAGGCCGGGAAGGTGACGACGGACACGTCGAACAGGTCGAGGTCGAGGATGCGGAGCAGCTCGGTGTTGTCGTCGAGGAGTGACCATTCGACGGCAGTCGGGATGAACCCGAACGACATCTGCGACAGGTCGCCCCGGTCGATCATCACCCGGGTGTCGCGGCCGAGTGTGGTGTCGGGCAGGCCGGCTTCGGTGACGAGCCCTTTGCGGTCGGTGGACAGGTCGAGGGTGCCGGAGCTGGTTCGGGCCAGGAGGCGCGACGGGTCGTGGTCGACGAGGAACCGGACGTCCTGCTTCTCGGCGAGGGACCGGCTGAAAGCGCCGGAGTCGATCTCTTCCCAGAATCCCCAGCTGGCCGGGTCGCCGATCGCGGCGCGGGTGTTGAAGACGGCGGCGTGGCCGATGAACGTGCCGGGGCCGTCGTCGGTGTTCTTGGCCCGGGTCATGATCACCCGGACGAGATCCGCCGTGAACCGTTCAACGCTCATCGGCGCCTACCTCCTCGGGGACCGGCAGCTCGTCCGCCGGGATGGCCGGCGCCGGCGCCGCTGGGGCCTGGACTGGTTCGGGCAGTGGAGCGCGGCCTTTGGCGGCCCGGGCCTCGTCGGCGGTGAGGGTGCCGGAGGCGATCTCGAGGGCTTCGGCCTGGGCCTGCTCGAGGACGGTGCCGCGCCACAGGCCGTCGGTGATGAAGCCGCAGTACTGGCCGCGGGGCAGCAGATGCCACGACAGGCGGTCCTCGAGGCGGGCGAGGAACTGGTTGAGGGAGAAGCGCAGCCATTGGGCGCCGAGCTTTTCGGCTTCGACGTTGCCGGTGGCGGTGTAGTCGAACAGCAGCGCCGGCGGGACGCCGTAGAGGCGGCCGATCTCGGCGACGGAGAACTGGCGGGACTCGAGGAACTGGGCGTCCTTCGGCGGCATCTGGGCCGGGATGTAATCGAAGCCTTCGGAGACGATGGCGACTTCGTAGGCATGGATGAGACCGCCGACCTTTTCGCGCCACCGTTGCTTCGCCTCGGTGGACTGGGTCGGGGTGAGCGGCCCGTTCGCTTTGAGGAAGCCGCCGTTGAGGAGGCCGGAGTCGTAGAGGTGCGCGGCGACCTGTTCGGCGGCGAGGCCGATCCCGATCGCTTCGCGCGCCGCGTCGATCGGCGACATCCCGGAGATCCCGTCGAGGGACAGGCCGGGGATGTGGAGGACGTCGGTGGCGGTGAGGATCTCGTCGATCCCGGCGATCTTGAACAGCTTCTGGGGGCCGCCGCCGAGGTCGCGGCCTCGCCAGATCCGCTCGACGACCTCGGCGGGGAGCGGCAGGAGCCGGACGATGCGGTCGCCGCCTTCGTTGCGGATCATGAGCGAGCAGCTGTTGCCGTGGCGCATGACGGTGGAGACGATGAACTCGATGCCTTCGAACCAGGTGATGTCGAGCTCGGCGTGCATCGGGTCGAGGAACAGCTGGTTGGTGGTCTCCTGGCGGACGGGCGCGCCGGTTTCCGGGTCGGGGACGTCGCGGTAGGTCTTCAGGTCGAGGGAGGCGATCGTGCCGGCGGTGAGGCTGATGGCCCGCATGACGGCCATGTGGCGCATCGCGGTCTCGGGGGACACGTCGATCCCCGACGCCGAGCGGCCGCCGCCGGACAGGTACTGGAGGAGACCGAGGGCGGTGAGCGGCTGGGCCGGCAGAGACGTCCGTAGGGCCCGCAGAAGCGCCGGCACGCGCTACGTCCGGACCTTCGATGCGTCGGCGGCCCGCTCGACCGCTACGGCGGCCACGACGAGGACCAGGCCGACGGCGATCAGGCCGAGCGGGAGCCAGATCAGTGCGACACCGAGGACGACGAAGGAGGCGCCGACCAGCTCGAGCAGCGCCGGCAGAAGCGACGGCGGGCGGTCGTCGGTCACCGG